GCCTATAGTAAGGTTGCTGTAACTGTTAGCACTAACATTGGAAATCTTACCAGATTCAAGTTCTGAAAGGTAAGCAACGTCACCAACAGCTGGGGTAACGTTTGAATCGATAGCGTTAGTTACCACGTAACCTTTACGAAGAACTGTAACCTTGCCACCCTTTTGTACTTCATCTTTGTGCTGATTAAGATGGGTACGTGTTAGGTCTTTGTTAACAACGTCATTAAGTAGGATACCGGCTGGAACACTACCAGCGTCACCGGCTTCTACCTTGACGAGTGCGACACCCTGATCCATAGCAGCTCCGCTGCCAGTGCCGTCATTCATTACTACGACATCGCCACGGGTAAGTACCGTGTCGCAGAAGAAACTAATATCTGTCTGAAGTTCAAATCTGTCTGATTTTAGAGCCATAGTTTAATCTCCTTGTTTCACTTGCTAAGTACGTTGGACTCAAGCCACTCTGCTACGCTAGCTCTTGTGGCCAATAACTCATCATTCTCGTCGGAAGCGTCTACTAGAGTGGCTTCAGATGTAGAAACTTCTTCTAGGATTTCTGCCACAGCTTCTTCTGAAACTGCTTCGGCTTCTTCCGTAGCTTCTGCTTCTGCTTCTTCTGCCTTCGGTTTTTCTTCTTCTGAAACATCTTCTTTCTTATACTTGTCGGCCATTTTCTTCATGGCGGCAAGAACAGTTTCAAAAGATGTATCGTCTAACTCTTCGTATGAAGCGAGTGACTCTTCAGCTTCTTCAGCTTCTAAGCCAAGGTCGAGAAGAGCAGCCTTGCGGGCTTCCATCTTCTTTTCCTTCTTCATCTTCTTGAGTTCTTCCATTTTTTCCTTCATGTCTTCTTCGCTCTTGGCAATAGAATCCTGAAGCTCAGTGATGGAAGTTTCTTTTTCAGCAACAGAGGCTTCAAGAGCAGAAATAAGCTCGTCTTTTTCAGCGATTGTTGCCTCAAGCTTAGTGATAGATTCAACAGCTTCTTTTGAAGCTGCTTCTTCTACGTGTGAACGAAGAGCTTTATTTTCTTCTTGTGCAGATGCTAGCTCCGCTTTTAACTCTGCAAGCTGCTGCTCTAAAAGATTAGTCTCTGACATATCATTATCTCCTTTAGGAAAACTAGTTATAGTTATATCATCTAGCGAGAAAGCCCGACTAGCATCAAGAATGACACTTCTTGGGTTTGCTGGCTTAGACACAAGACCTTTGCCAGAAAAAGAAATTTCTTTTAAAGACCTTCCAATTTTATAGCCTTCATACTCACCAGTGCCACCGTAGGCTCTTAGATGTTTAGTTAAAAACGCAGAACCTTCGTTTCTCTCTAATAATTTGGCTTCTCCAGCTTCATTTATTAAAGCATAATCAAAACCAGCAAATAAACATTCCATAGAAACAAACCATTTGCCTTCTTCAATTTCGGCAATAATTTGTGACATTCTTTCTCTATTTTCTGGATTTGTCCAACTGTTATACAAAACAGCTTCCGTAACTATATCAAACTTGGATGGCATCTCGTCAGAAGTGACTTTTTCTCCATCTTCGCCAATAATATAGCTACCAGTAATATGCCCAATAATATCATTTTCATCGTGCATAAAATTGAATTGTTTATCTTCTGGAGTAGATCTAGCCGCCCAAGTCTCCGAAGGATTAAAAACGTCATCGTTCTTATTCCAGCCGGTAGAAACTAAAACAGAAGTGATGTAATATAAATCGATCTGTTTTGGGTTGGCGCTAGCCTTTATCTTATTTACAACTTCAGAAGAAGTGACGGATGTATCTTTCGCAACATGTGCTGGCATACAATAAGCGATACTTGCACTTGTTTGTACAAGATCAGCTATACCGTCTTTAATTTCTTGTTTATATATTTCCATTTAAACCTCTCAAAAAAACTATACACAAGATTGAAGAAAAAGCGTATTATTGCATGTATTCTGATATCAAAATACCAATTGCGTGATTCTTGAAAGACTCAACTGACATTGTATTTATAGATACATTGTGAGAATTGAGCTTCATTTGAAGTGTTTTTGGAATGCCAGCATTAGATTTTAAAACAGAAAGAATATCATTTTCTGTAACATTGCTTAATACATCAATATTAAAAAATACCTCAAGTTTAAGGTTCTCAAGCTGATTGGCCTCAGATTTGTTAAGCTGTCTAAGGTTTTTCTTTCCGACAGAACCAAGGAACGCCTTGTTGACACAAGAGCCTATTTTGCCCCAAGCATTTTCAGACCAGTCTAAAAGTTCTGCAACTCCGGGTTTAGATCTCGGTGTATCGACTCTTTTTTTGCGTGGGCCTTCGTCTTTCTTGTTCTGTGGGCGACCGGCCTCCTTAATGTCAAGTTTAGTTTGAGGCTGAGTTGGTGCATTTTTTTGTTTTAATTTTTCCTGCTTCATATTTAGCTGGCCTTGTTTATCCATTTTTTCAAGATCTTGCTGATGATTTGGATTATGGTAAGGACTAGCTTTTGGTGGACCAGAGTTTTCTCTCTTGTCGAGTTCTCTTTTAATTCTGATATTTTCAATTTGAGGAATTTCTTTGAATCTCTCAAGAAGTGTTTCGTGACTGATAATATCACGATCAGCAAGCTGTATGAGAAGATTCTTTTCGGCAGCTTCGTCTGATAGTGTCATTTGATCAAACTGAATGTGAGCCTTATACCTAAAACCCATAGCCTGACGAACAAGTTCTATTTCTTTTTCCCAGAATCTAATTAATTGGTCTCGACCGTATTGTAACCGTTCAACCAAAGTCTTGAGGGAGATGAAATTGTTTGTAAAACCACCGCCATTTGTGGCCATACCAGTAAGAGTTGGTGGGACACCTAGTCCAGCGTAGATGCTATTCAACACGGAGGTATACTTCTCGGAACCTAGAAATTTGTACACCTCACTATGAGATTCTTGAAAAGATAGTTCTGGACCCCAAACGAGTTCCATAGTGCCACCACCAACGTTACTGGCAAGAATGTCTCTAAGCTTGTTAATAGCTGCTTTGTTGGGTAAAATCTTATGCTCAAGACTACCCAAAGTCCACAATCTAATGTTAGATATAGCGCCATCTAAAGCTGAAAGATCAGCAAGTCGCATCTTCTCTAACATAATTATATCGTCTAATATGGCATAAATCATGGGGTTTGCCCATTGTCTCCAGTCGTCCTTTTTGTAATAGAACATACTAAGACGTTCTGGGTCTAGAGGTATATCTTTCTCTCCCCTTATTAAGCTTTGTTTTATTGCCGTAGGTAAAGTATCTAATACATGATTAGGGATATCACCAGCCTTGAATTTGTCAAAGAATGAATTTGTTGTAATTGTATAGTTCTGTAAACCCATGAATAAAGATAGGTTGCCATCTTTGTTTTTTACGGTCAAGGGATTGAAGAAATTGTATCTCCAAGGTATTTCGTTTGGCGCAGCGGATGGTAGCTCAACCTTGATATCAGAAGAAAGAGCCTTCATGTAATCCTTCAATTTAGGTGTTATTTGAGCGTAGCTACGGTAAATAATAACATTGCCGGTTCTATAAAGATTGTTTAGAAATCTTTCTGAACGCTCTTTGCCATTAACGCTGCGGAACCACTGTTGGTAGAATTTTTCAACACTCTTGTCTCTGTGAACAATCTGAATACCCTGACTTCCAAAGTCACCCATAAGATCGATAATATTTCTAATGATACCAACCTTATCGTATGCATCCATGCACATTTTGATAATTCTACGCTGCTGAGTGGGAACGGCTTCCTCTGGGCGAAAAGCATAATAATCGCTATGCTGGAATCCCGGTCGCACTGACCTGTTCGGTTCTATGTCTATAAAGTGGCGATAGTGATTGCCCTGAGATTTACTTAGTCCGCTATAAGATTCTACATTTTTAGAGAATTGAGACATAGCGTTGGCTTTGCCTTGATCGTCGCCATCTCCCCACGTAAGCATATCGTCATTCATCTTTAACCTCAATTGGAATGTAATTGGAATGTATACGTATTAATACACATCTTTCATCTGATCTGCAAACCAACTTGGACCATTGTATAATGTATCGTCTGTTTTAGGCATATATCCACCAGTTGCAAAACCTCCATAAAATTGATACTCTGCCTGAGTTGGTAGTCTTTGTAAAGTTCTTGCGGCCATGTTTGCCATCAGTAAAGCTGAATATCTATCCTTTCTTATTTTACTCTTTTTGCCAGTTCCAACAACTACTTCTGGCGTATCCCATCTATCTCTACCAGCAGAAGTTTGAGTCATCTGAATCATAGCTAATTCATCTTTTAGCTCTTCGATGTCTAAGACGCATTCTTCAAGGGTGTCAAACATCCTCCCCTTAGTGCCGTCTTCATGGCCAGAAATTGTTAATGTCAATGGGTCGAATCTTGGAAATAATAAAGCTTTATCCTCAAAGTCTTTTCTCATGCCGTGGTTTGATTCAGCTAACCAATCGTATTTAGCGAATTGGCACATTTCTAATATGTGTAGCCCACGTTCTCCGTCTGTATCTTTTGGCTTGTCGTCGTCTATAACTGGCCAAATAGGAGCCTCTCCATCTTTAATCTTATCATTGTCATGAAGAGATTCCATTACAGCAACACCGCCACCCTGAGCGTCCATTGCTATATGTATACATGGAAATAACTTCATTAAATCTCTTATTTTCCTAGCACAGTAAGCATAAAAATCTGTTTCAGTAGAATATCCGCGCTTAACCTTCTCTTTATGTTCTGATCGTGTCGTTGTCCAGCAGTGAACTATCCTGCGATGCGAAGGGTGTACTTCTAAAACAACAATGCTAAAATTGTCAACTTCAGATGCGGGGTCAACACCAAATATATAACGCTTGTCTTGGTTTCCTAGCAAAACCGCTTCAAAAAGTATATCATTACCATTTTCATCTTTTATAGCAGAGTCTTCAGAAACAACGCAAGACTCAATCAAAGAACGCTTGAAAAAGCCTTGAGAGTCTCTTGTAAAACAAGCACCGTACTCCATTTGGTAAATTCCAGTATGAACGGTGGCCTTAGATCGAGCTACTTGGTCGGCATCCATAAATCCCTTTGGTAGAAGTTCATATGGCATTCGTATTATAGAATATTGAGTCCAATCAAAACTTTCTGGTGGATCTTCCCCGAATATTTCTCTAAGCCTCGATGGGTCTCCTTGGCTTTTAATGATAGACTTCCACTTCTTCCAGTATGTAGCAAAATGATTAAAATCATAATAAGCTGTTCCTGAGAGAATAATCTGATTGTCTTTCTTAACTTCTTTCTCTTCTGTGTGAAAAGATACACCAAGCTCTTCTGCTTTCTTTTTCGCTGCTAACCTTTTTACGTTTTCTACTGGGTCTGCACTAACAGCCGCAAAACCAGCAACAACGTTTTCGAATATCTCTCTAGGTATAGAAGCAAATTCGTCAGCAATAATATCGTTAGCTCTTTGACCTCTAATCTTTTGTCCATCGCCTAAAGGTAAACATGTCACCGTGCTGTCATTAAGACGAAGTGTGCATCTATCAGTATCTCTACGTGGTCCACTATCTCCGTCGCAGATATCTCTTAACATTGGAGAATTTCGCCATATCGTCTCCATATACTCAAAAAGAACCTTGGACTGTCTGAATGCCGCTCCGACAACAACTACCTTTCTACGGGGCAATATGAGCGCCCTGAGTACAGCATAGAGGGAAAGCATGAATGATTTACCGAAACCTCTACTGGCGATCAGCATTGGAAATTTTCTATTCCAAATTTCTTTAAGAAATAAAGATTGGGAGGGTAACAATTGAATGTTAAGTATGTGGTTTGTGATGAATGATAAATATTCCGGCCTAGTCATTAGCCAAGCTAATTTAAGATTAAAGTCGTCATCTGAGGCACTAAGAATAGACATGGGATTAAAGAATTCTGTTTCTATCGAGTCTAATCCAAGCCATGCTTCGTCAATTGTTTTTAGATTGTTTTTTACCATGAATGTATAACCTTGTCGGCAAACCCGTAGTAAACAGCGTCGTCTGCGTTGATATACCAATCTCCTGATTTTAATTTTGTATTGAGATAATTCTTAACCTTTGTGGTAGCGCCCTTGCCGTACTTTTCTAAAAAATATTGACCCTTAACGCACTGAGAGGCATAAATGTCTAACATTATATCACATATGTATTTTTCGTACTTAATCCAATTTTGAACATTTAGATAGTGACCACCAGCAGAGCTGCTTCCATAATGAGACATAAAATATGTGTTTGGTGTTATCAATCGAGAATCTGCCGCTTGAAATATTATACTACTCATTGATTCTGCTTGGCCATAAGCAATGATTGTTATATAACATTTAGACATCGTAATAGCGTCATAGATTGCCATCCCGTCAGACCATTCACCGCCAACGCTCTGCATGTGAATGGTAATTGGCTTGTCTGACTTTATTTCTAGCGCCCTTATGTTTTTAAGAAATGTATTCGACATCTTGTATTCTACTCCGGGATTTTCGTCATCTCCAGAAGTGTAATAGTTATGTAGAAATATCTCTCTTGTGTCTAGATTAGCGCCATAATTGTGCAAATCGTATAGGAGATCTTTATCATTGTTGTTCATCTTATGTCTTTCTCCCGATAGTATACATTTCGTTAATTCGCTTGAAAATGCTGCTAACAGCAAGGAATGCTGTATGTTTGTCTCCGCAGAAGAGTACGTGTACGTCATTGTATAACTCAAATTCTATTAAACATTTTAGCATATACTTACCAGTAATTTTAAGTGATGCCTTGTTCTTTACTGGTATTCTTGTGTCTTTAGGAAATTTAATTAGATCTTCAAGAGAAAATTCTAAAACTAGATACTTATGAGGAAAGGGTTCCATTCTTTCTATTTCATTCAAGAAAGCGTGTTTCTTTTGTCCTAGATTTATAGCTAGCTCTTCAACACAGCCTTTTCTTTCTATACATATTTTGTCTTCCATGCCCTGTATTGAATAATCGCCAGTATCAAGCTTCTGGTCTATCATACCAGCGCAAGTATTGAATTTACTAAAATAATATCCATCCTGCTCTCTAGTGTCTTTGAGAACAGTGAAGTCAGGAGCTTGTTTATACTTTGCCATCTATAATCTCTTTGAATAAATTTTCGTAGTGGGACTCTTTTCCGGTGATTGATTTATGGCAATGGCGACAAAGGGTAATACCATTTGATGGTTCATATCTTAAAGCGGAAGCGGTTGACCAAGTTTTTATGTGATGTACATTTAGATCTTTTCTGCTCTTGCAATTTGGCATTTGGCATTTAAAACGATCTCTATTCAGAACAGACATTCTAAATTTCTTGTATTCTG